ATGTCCAAGTAGGAAGTAGATTTGAAGAAACAGATACTAGAAAGATGTATCATTATGAAGAACAAGTTCCTGATTATGATTATACTATGACCACAGATCCTAGAACTAATACGTTTAATTCCAGTCTCTGCACAATTACTCATGCAAATTCTACGTTACAAATGAATCAAATAACTAATGGTGGAGCAGGTGGATCTGCTACATATATTGATTTAGGATCAAATTTATCAACTAAATGGGTAATGAGGTTTAAAACAAAACAAACTGCCTATACAAGTTATGCTGGTAATAGTCAATTCCAAGTAGGAATGTCCTCAGTTGCACCAACAAGTACAGCATACCAAATATCCTCTAGTCTTAATTGGATAGGAATCAGGTGGTATTTTGGAACTCAAATATGGTCAGGTGGTAGTAGAGTGGGAGTTGAACCAAGAATCAATCAAAATGCTGGAGATAATGATCATAACAATTCAACTTGGAATGGTAGTGGAAATGATCAGAGATTATATGGTAGTCCAAGAGAAGTAAGTGATACAACTACACCATATTACCATGAAATTATTTGGAATGTTGATACTTTCACATATAATCTATATGATAATGCAAATTATACTGGAACTAAATTAGCAACTGCAACAATGTCATCATCAACTAATACTCAATGGGTAACAGGAACACCGTCAAGTATATCAGGATTACGATATTTTGTATTCAAAGAGGGAGGAGATTCAAGTATGGGAGTTTGGGTAAATCAACTAGATGATGTTGAAATTTGGGATAATGTAACTTCTGTTCCAACAGCTACTCATTCATGGAGTGAGGAAGGAACATGACCATAGAATACAAAGATTCAAAACGAATTGTAGGATTATCAACTGATACTGTAGAAACATTGTCCTTTGAAGATGATTCTTTCTCAAGTGGGTGGACTCAAGCTGGAACTACAATAGTAGCAACAGGTGGACAAGCAGTAATTACAGCAGTTCCAAGAAATGCTGAACATAGAATTTACAAATCATTAGGATTAACAGTTGATAACACAAAGTTTATTCTTGACTTTAAGATAAATATATCTGCCATGACTTCACAATGGGGTGGTATTTGGGTAGGACTTACAGATGATACTACTTGGGTTGGTTCAAACTCAAATGACTTTTTAGGATTTAATATACATGATAATAGTGGTGGTACAACTGGAAAGATGAGAACAACTTATTCAAATGAGGGAACAAAGAATGTAGCAGGAAACTCAACTACAACAATTAGTTTTAATACAGATTATTATGTTAGAGTAATTAGAACAAGTGCAACAAATACAGATTGTTATGTATATTCTGATTCTGCAAGAACAACATTAGTAGAAAAACTACCATCATTAACAACATTACCATCTGGAGTAGATGGTCTTACACATATTCAGGTAACTTCTGATAATGGTGGTATATCTGCCACAGTAACAGGTGTAGTAGATGATATTAAATTATGGAGTGGAGTAACATCATTAACATCTAAACCAACTGACGTACAAGACAACTCCATCTTTGTAGAAACTGATACTGCTAGAAGATATTGGTTTGATGAAACAGGAACAACAATTAACTTTCCACCTGAAACAACAGTAACAGAATTTACAACTCAAGGAACACCTGATGATATGGTATTTTCACAAGATGGATTGCATTTATACACAGTAGATGGATCAGGTGCTTTAAGTTTAGGGGAATATACACTTCAAACAGCATGGGATATATCAACTGCAAGTCATACTAGAAATAAATCATTTTCATACGGTAGTTTATCAGGTGTATCAATTAACAATGATGGAACTAAAATTTATGTTGTTGATTATACAACTCAAAAATGCCATGAATTAGATTTAGGAACTGCTTATAATATTTCAACAGCAGTAGATAACGGTGTTTTTAAAAGTATAGGTGGTAGTGTTCCAACAGGGATTCACTTTAAACCTGATGGAACTAAAGCTTATGTTGTTGACCAAAACCCTGATCAACTTTATCAGTATTCTTTATCAACAGCATGGAATTTATCAACTTTGAATACTACAGCAGTTGCAACTAAATCATTATCTTCACAAAACCCAGAAGGAATGATTATGAATTATGCAGGAACTAAAATTTGGGTATTATACAACAGTAATGATACAGCAGAAGAATGGACACTTCAAACAGCATGGGATTTGTCCACAGCAACAGCAGGAACTACTTGGGATTTTAGTGGTGTTGCAAATACATTAAGTGGTGGAGATACAAACCCAGATGATAGTACAATTTATTTCCTTAATTCAACAGGAAAAGTATTAGAATATCCACCAACACCTGCTACTTGGACTATGCAACCAACATTTGAAGATGGGTTAACAAATTATTCAAGTACAAGTAGTTCTGTTGATTTAACAGGTTCTACATTATCAGATTCTTGGGTTTTTAGATTTAAACTAACAATGACAGCAAAGTCTAATGGTATTGTGTTCATGGTTCAGGATAATACATCTACAACAGTAACAACTCCTAGAGATGGTATAGGATTAAGACAAACTGATACTACAAACTATTATGATTTTGAAGGTTCAAACAATGTGGGTGGTAATGCTGGACAGTATGACCATAGGTTTTCTTCAACAGCACCTGCACTTGACACAAAATATATTCAGATAACAAGAATATCAGCAACTCAGGCAAAGATTGAATTTTATGATTCAACATACACAACAGTATCAGAAACATCAGGGGATATTACAATAGCAAATATTGATAACCTTAGATACTTTGTTGTATCAAGTAACACTTCAACATTCTCAATAGATGATGTTGAATTTTACAACGGAGTGACCACGATAAATTGAGCCAAGAATACTATGACCACTTAAACGAGGGGGAGAAATACTCATGCGACAAGTGCAACGTGGCAACCCTATCTGGTATAGAATATGACCAATATATCATCAATCAGTATCACTACTGCGAGGGTTGCTGGAACTATGTGCATCTCAAAAGGGGAACTTGCACTTGTGGAAACACCATGACCAACAGGAACGAGTATGCTAGTATCTTTATTAACTGTAGTTGTGGAAAAGAGGTAGAGTTAAAATGGTAGATTGGTTAGCAGGTAATAGGGTAAGAGGAACAAGTGCTGAACGTACCACATCAGCAGGATTTAATGATGTGGCAGCAATATCAGGTGGCTGGGTGGAACTTGGAAGAACTACATTAGGAAGTGCAAATGCAACCATTGACGTTACTTCATTAGCAGACAAAAGGTATCTTATGATGTTATGTACGTCAACTGGACAATCAGCAGGAGCTAATACAGGAAGTCAATTTAATGCTGATACAGGTTCTAGTTATTCTACAAGACGGTCAAATAATGGTGGAGCAGATTATACAGATATAAATTTTTCAGATATGGAAGCAGCTTCAACGGGTACAACTCCATACTTTCAAGTGGCATACGCTTCTAATCTAGCAAGTAAAGAAAAACTATTGCAATCATGGTTGATAGCACAAACAACAGCAGGGGCAGGAACAGCACCATTCAGAAATGAATCAGTTGGAAAATGGGCTAATACATCTAACGCAGTTTCATCTTATCAATGGATTACATCTACCTCTGCAACTTTTGACAGTGGTTCAGAAGTTGTCGTACTTGGCTGGGATCCAGCAGATACTCATACTACAAACTTTTGGGAAGAATTGGCTAGTGTTGAATTAGGAGTTGCAGGGAACGATCTTTCAAGTGGCACAATATCTGCTAAGAAATATTTATGGGTTCAAGCGTATGCCAAAGCAACAGGTGGAAACATCAATAATGGATTTAGATTTAATTCTGACACAGGTTCTAATTATGCAAATAGACGTAGTGTAGATGGAGCAACTGATGCAACACAAATAAATACTTCATCAGCGTGTGATGATGCAAATTTAGATAGTGCCTATGAAAGATTTTATAATATGTTTATTGTAAATAATTCATCAAATGAAAAATTATCTATCTGTCATGTTGTACAACAAAACGCATCAGGAGCAGCAAATGCCCCACGAAGGGGAGAATATGTTGGTAAATGGGCTAATACAAGCAACCAAATAACAGATATAACTTTACATAATTTTTCAGGTGGAAATCTTGATACAGGTTCAATAATAAAGGTATGGGGTAGCGACTAATGGCTTGGTCAAAGAACGGAACACCTGATACATTAACAACATCAGGAGATACTTTAACAATATCTGATTTAACTTCAACCAAATTTAATGTTGTTTTAACATATTTAACTGCATCTGGACAGATACAAACTGGTTATAGATTTGGCAAAACAACAATAGACACAGGCAGTAATTATGCTAGAAGAAGAAGTTATCAAGGTACAGCCGATTCAACATCTGTATCTCAAAGTGCATTAAATTATTTTGATGCTGCTAATCCTATATTTTCAGTTGTATATGTTGTAAATATTAGTTCTGAGGAAAAATTACTTATGGGCAGTTTGATAGGACAAAGATCAGCAGGAGCTGCCAACGCTCCTTCAAGAGATGAGATAACTGGTAAATGGGCTAATACTAGTAACCAATTTGACAACATTCAAAATTTTAATGCACAAACAGGAGACTATAACACAGATTCAAACCTTTCAGCATTAGGCTCAGATATGACACCAGCAGCGGTAGTACCTGCAACAATACTAGACGGACTAATCTTTGAGGAAACTGACACTAACAAACATTACATTTACACAGCATCAACTGACACATGGACAGAGATATGAAAATTTATATAAACAATGAGGATAATGGTAAATAATGGCAATTAAACACACCAAAGTAGCCACAACAGCAGATGATGGCACTAGTGAGGTAGGCACAAACGAGTGGAATGACAATCACACGATAGATAATGGCACTATTTCAAATGATCATTTGGCAGGAAGTATAGCACAAAGTAAAATTACCAATTTAACATCAGATTTGGCACTTAAATCACCACTAGCCTCTCCAACATTTACAGGCACAGTAGCAATACCAAACTATGCAGATGTAGAGTCTACCCTAGATGGAATAGCAACTAATGCTACAGCAGTTGCTTTAAAATCTCCTTTAGCTAGCCCAACATTCACAGGCACAGTCACCACAGCAGCAGTAGATGTGGCAGGTAATAATATAGATAATATTCAAAACTTAATACATGATACATCGGCAACTACAACAGCATTAGATTTTAGTGGAGACCAACTTCAAACTATTTCTATATCTGCAAATACTACATTTACCACATCTAACAGGGCAATAGGCAAGTCTAAAACAATTAAAATAACCACAGATGCTACTTTGAGAACTTTAACATTCCCAGCATGGAAATTTGTAGGAGCAAAACCTTCTGACCAAGCAGCTAGTAAAATAGGAATATTAACAATTACAGCATTTGGTTCAGCAGATACGGATATTGTAGCAGCTTACGCAGTTGAGGAATAATTAAAATGACTTCTTTAAAGAAGATTAAGGAATTTAAAAAACCGATGGATTTAATGAATATTGGATTTATTGGAGTAGTAGGAAATGCAAGTTCACCATTTATAGAAGCTACAGGTGGAACTATTGTAGAAGATGGAGATTATAAAGTTCATACATTTAATTCAAGTGGAAACTTTGATGTTACAAATCAGGGCGAATCACCTGATAATGGTTTAGAATATTTAATTATAGCAGGAGGAGGTGGAGGTAATGGCTCTACAGGGGGATCAGATGCAGGAGGAGGAGCAGGAGCAGGAGGAATGAAAACAGGAACTTTCACAGATATAATAGTTCAAAATTACACAATAACAGTTGGAGCAGGAGGAGCAGGAAGTAATTCAGCAGTTAATAATGGTGGTAATTCTACATTCAATTCAACTTCATCTACAGGAGGAGGTGGAGGAGGGCGTGGAGGTGTAGGAGGTTCAGGAGCAACAGGAGGAACCGGAGGTTCAGGAGGAGGAGCAGGAGGCTATCAAGGAACAGCAGGTTCAGGAACAGGTGGAGAGGGTAGTGCAGGAGGAAATGACCTTAATGGAGCAGGAGGAGGAGGTGGTGGTAAAACTCAAGCAGGATCTAACGCTCATGGTGGAACAGGTGGTAATGCAGGTAACGGAGGAGATGGAGGAGATGGTGGATCTTCATCTATTACAGGTTCTAGTATTATTTATGCAGGTGGTGGAGGAGGTGGAGGAGATTCTCGATTTGGTGGAGTTACAGGTGGAACAGGTGGAACAGGTGGAGGAGGAGATGGAGTTCCATATAATGGAACAGGTGGTAATGGTGTTGCTAATAAAGGTGGAGGAGGAGGAGGAGGTGGAGGTGGAGGAGCTTCCGGAACAGGAGGTAATGGAGGTTCTGGAGTTATAATTTTGAGGTATAAATTTCAATGAGTTCTACCTACTAAATTTTAAAAACATACAATAAACACGAAATTTATAAATAATAACAGATAATAATACTTATATATGGCTAAAATCGCACGAGTATTTCAGGACAATGTGTTCCAAGACAACTCATTTCAGGAGACATGGGGTCTGTCACCGTTCCAAAAGAATGTATTTCAGGGTGAAAGCATTGTTAAAATATTTCAGGATGACGTTTTTCAACTTGATGGATTATTTCAGAAACTAGAATATAGTGGATTTTTATATGATGTACCAGATATAGTAAACTTGGTAAAGATATTCAACGAGACATTACAACAAAGTGAAGCATTATTAAACAGTAGAGACAGATCGTTGTCAGTCAACGAGTCGTTGTCTATAGCAGAATTTGACGGGTTGGTAAGGGCAATCTTGTTGGCAATAAATGAGACATTGCAAACCACAGAAGGTGAGCAGCATAACATGACAATGTTCCGTTCAATTACAGACTCACTTCAATTAAACGAATCAAGTGCTAGAATAAAAGACATGGCTAGAATGATTAACGAGACAGAGAGTTTGGGTGAGGGTATAGATAGAATAAAGAACCTTGTAAAACTTATCACAGAGACACAAAGTTTGGGAGAAGCCAAGAATATGTTCAGAGAACTATTCCGTCATGTCAACGAGACAGAACAGTCATCAGAATCATTCAACAGGTTAATGGATATGGTCAAACTGTTCAACGAGACAGTACAGGAAACAGAAACCAACAACAGATACAGAGACATGACCAGAAGGTTAGATGAGACAATTCAGGAGACAGAGAATGTAAGCAGACTTGGTGGCATATTGCGTTCAATTGGTGATACATTATCACTTAGTGAATCACTTCTCAACCCAAGAGTTATGTATAGGACACTAAACGAGAGTGAATCTGTTGCAGAGTTTGATGGTAATGCAAGAGCAATGTTTAGAACTATAAATGAAATATTGAGATTAAGTGAGTCTGTATCAAGAGTTGGAGGAATAATAAGATCAATGAATGAAACGGTACAGACATCAGAATCATTCAATAGATTGATGGATATGGTTAGAGTATTCTCGTCATCTATTTCTCTCTCAGAGGTTACATCATCACCACGAACCATGTTCAGAATAAGCAACGACAACCTAAGTCTCAGTGAATTGATAAGCAGATTACAGAACCAAAGCAGATACATTGATGAATCAATATCTCTCTCAGAGGCAAACAACAGGCTTCAAGACATGGTAAGATATGTTAATGAATCACTTTCAATCAGTGAGTCACTTGCAAGATTCCAAGCAAAACTTAGAATATTCAATGAGACAATATCAGTTGCAGAGTTTGATGGTAAGGCTAGAATCATGTTCCGTGTTATAGATGAAACCTTACAGATAACCAAATCAATAAGCAGATTAAAAGGAATGTTCAGATACTCCAACGATGAACTACAGTCAACAGAATCAGAGAATCACAACATGGACATGTTCAGGGTCAGTAACGAGTCATTGTCACTATCTGAAACAAATAACAGGTTGATGAATATGGTTAGATATATTAATGAATCACTCTCATTATCAGAATCATTCAATAGACTAATGAACATGAGTAGATATGTGAACGAGAATGAGTCACTTGTAGAATTATCAAGTAAGTTTATGGTAATTATCAAGAGAGTCCTTGAATCAATGTCTATCATAGAATTTGAAGGTAAATATAGAAACCTTGTAAGAATAATCAGTGAAGTATTACGACTAAATGAAGTATCACAAAAGATTAGATGGGCTGTAGTAACTGTAACTAGAAGTGCTAGAATTAGAACTACATCAACCACAGCCAAACTATCTAAGGGTGAAGACACTACAAAGGGTGATGATAGATAATCTTTTTAAATAGTGAGGGTAATTATAAATCATGTCAATGAATCTTACTGGTAGAAACATAGAATACCTAGTAAAAGTAGGTGCTAGGTCACAAGTTGTTCTTAATATAACAGATTCTGTAGGAGTAATTAAGGATTTATCAGATACTAGTACATATGCCACAGCTACTTGGAAAGTATGGCAACCAGATGGTACTTTGTTAATTAATGGTAGTGCAACATATAGTAATAGATCAGCAGGAGAAATATCATACCTCTTAACAGCAACTGATACAGTCATAGCAAATAGTGGTATCTGGGAAGGAGAAGTCGAACTGTTTAACACAAGTGGGGTTATGACAGAACAATCGGAAACTTTTAATTTTACCATTGAGGAGAGTTACTAATGGGTTCTATAAAGATTCTAGTAGGTGGAGAATGTAAATTCTGTGGACATTCACAACAAACACATGAAGAAAATACAGGTTGTACACACCCAATACCTGAAACTGGTGAATCATCAGGTGATGGTGTATGTGGCTGTGAAAGAATAGGCTCATACTAAACATATATATAGTACAATCATTAATTCAACATATGTTAAAGATAGACGACATAAATGAGGAAGTCTATTTCCAGTTTAGAAGGTCTCAGATGGAGGCTATGCATACTGAAAGGCTTGGAGTAATTCACGTCAGTGACATAATCAAGCCATGTATGAGAAACGTAATTTATAAGAAGACCATGCCTGAAACTGGAATGAATACAGAAAATACAAAGTCATTATATTTTGGACAGGTTGTTCATAGCAATTCACAGGTGGCAAAGGATGAAAAATATCATGAAATGTTCTTTGCCTATGATTATGTAAGGGATGTATCACTAACCAGAGAGGAAGCCTTGGAGATACCAATAGAGGATGAGAGACATCTAGATATTATTTATGGAAGTGCTGATGATGTGTTGAAAATAGGTGGTAAATGGGTGATTTGTGACAAGAAGACAACAGGAAGTATTGACTATTTCAACAAGGCAACAGGAAAGGCTAGTGATTCTCACAAGGATCAGATCAACAGGTATAGGGTACTATTAAAGAAATGTTATGATATAGATGCAGAGTTTGGATGTGTAATTTACATTAGCAATAGAATAGAGAAAGACAAGAGGGACAAGCCAGCAATATTGTCATTCAAGTTAAGACCTGTTGAAGAGACGTTGGAAGACATGATTAACAAAAGTAGTATTATCAAAGATGCAATAAATAATAAAATATTACCTGAGAGAACAAAATGTTTCCTATGTGACGGTATGTGTGATTATGCAAGTATGTGTTTCACAGATGAAAGGTCAACATTCGATTGAAAAAAATCTTTAAATAATAGTGTATAAGAACTGTTATATAATGGACAAAAATGATAAAATTTTCAAAATTAAACCCATAGGTAACAAGAACATAGTCGTGGAAGACAAGAGAAAAACCATCTCACCATTTAACAGTGCCAAACATTTTAAGGATGCAAACATACCAGCACTTTGTGATCAATGTGCTTACAGATCGATTGACGGTGGTGGAAATGGCAAATGTCCTAAGTATGAAGAGGGAGCTGTTTGTGGGATTAGGAAGGATTTTATTAGTTTCATTAACGAGTTAGATACCAGAAATCCAGAAGACCTTAAAGGTATGATTGACATGGTTGCAAAACTTACATTTGAAAACGTGTTGATGACATTAACCCAAGCCAAGTTTGATGGCAATGTACCAGACAGAAACAGTAAGAGTGAAATTAATACTTTGTTAAATATTGTAAAATCCATGAATGACTTGAATAGTAAGATTACCATAACAGAGAAAAAAGAGTTCACAAAGGAGGGGGATATTAGCAATATATTCAGACAGATAAAAGCACAGAAATCAGGTGACGACTAATAGTTCGCCCAACAAACGAAGAGATAGAAGAACGACAGAATTTCATGCAACAGATTGCAGATTGTGCCAAGAAGCCTAGTCTATTCAGCAAGATATTCTTAAACCATGACCTGTTTGATTATAATATAAAATATGTAGACTGTCAGGACAGATTCATAGTGTATAGAAGTGGAAGACAGGTGGGTAAAACCATGTCAACTGCTGTAAAGGCAGTGCATTTTGCATTCTTTGCACCACTCATGCTAAAGACGGTAAAGAATGACTGTACAATAGTTATTGCTGCACCTACCCAAAATCAGGCAACAATCATGTTTGATAGGATTCGTTCATTGGTTATCAACAACGAGTTCCTCAAGGGGTATATTGTAAGAAACACACAAAGTGAACTTTGGCTTAACTTTTTAGACAATACTGGAATGAGCAAGATTATCACAAGGGCAACAGGTGAAACTGGTGTTGGATTGAGAGGTTACTCCCCACACGTTATTATCGCTGACGAATGTTCCTTCATCAAGACTGACATACTTAGGGCATTTCTTCCGTCTGGTATGGCTACACAGGCAAAGGTATGGCTTACATCAACACCCTTCTCCAAGGCAGGCTACTTCTATGAGGCGTGTATGAACAGCAAGCCTAACAACCCCACTGGAATGTGGACAGAATTTCATGTTAAATCCATGATGAACCCACTCATTCAGGAAGATCCTGTATTCATAGAGGAAATTAAACGACTTACCAAGGAAGAGTATGTGCAAGAGGTAGAGGGAGAGTTCCTAGATATAGGAGATGCACTCATACCTAACTCACTAATAATGGAGGCACTTACAGATGGACACCCAAAGGGCAGGGTAAAATACTATATGGGTGTGGACGTTGCTAGAACAGGTCGTGATGAGACAGTGTTTACAATAATAGGTGTAGATGAGGATGATGTGGTATATCTTGAAGAAGTATATGCGGAATCACAAAGCAATGTGGTTGATGTAGCAGGTAGAATAGGAGACTTTGTACAACAATATCACCTAGAAACAGTATTTATAGACGAGACAGGACTTGGTGGTGGGTTGGTAGACTTGTGTCGTGAACGTGACATTCCAACAAGAGGAGTCATGTTCTCATTGCAGGAAAAGGCAGACATGTACAAGAATCTCAGATTATTGTTTGAAAATCACAAGATTAAACTAAAGAATATTAACAAAATGGTCTATCAACTGTCATATCTTAGAAGGGAGTATACAGAAAGTGGTATTATGAAGATTAAATCATATGAGCATGACGACTATCCTGACAGTCTTGTACTTGCCTGTAGGGCAGTGAATACAGGTGAAGGTTGGTATGTTATGAGTATGGGTAAGGCTCTAAAAGAGTCACTATTCGGTTAAATTTATATAATAATACATAGTGGTTTATATATGGATTGGCGTGAATTTTTAGAAAAGGATGCTTTAGACGGTAAAGGTGCTAATGATAAGATTAAAGATCCAAAATGGCATGATGATCCACCAGTAGAAGAAGGACATTATAAAGATATAAAAATAACTCCTAAAAAATTTTTAAGAACTGCAAGAAATGCAAGTACACCTACTAGACCAGAAGGATCAAAAGATCCTTTAGCTCAAACAGAAGATAGTAAAAAACTTACTAGAAGACAAGTTAATGATGGTAAAACAACAGGATTAAATGATGCACACAGTAATCCAGAATTTGATGGCTCTAAACCAAGAAAAGGTCAATATGATATGAGAAGGGGTGATGAATTAGGTGCAGTTGAACATTATAAATATAGATTGAGACATGGTGGAACTGTAGCAAAACCAACTTTAGATACAGATCTTAAAAATAATAAAGTGGTAGGTCATGAAGGTAGACATAGGTCAAGAGCTGCAATGGAAGAAGGACTTAAAAAAATACCAACAAAATTACTTAATAATAGATTTGATGATGAAAATAATAAAAAAAGAGATCTAAAAGGATTAAAATATGAACAAGATTTAACTGAAAGTTCTAAAGAATTACCAAAAACTAGTGGAAAAGACACTAGACACCCAATGTTAGGTAGAAAAAAATCATGGGAATCATGGTTAGAAAAGGATTCTTTAGATGGTAAACAAAGTGCAGGTGGATTACCAAAAGGTTCAAAAAACTCAGGCTTGACACCTAAACAAAGAAAAATACAACAATCTATTGATAAAGAGAATGATTCTGATAATCAATATTATTTTACCAAAGCATGGGAATCATGGTTAGAGAAAAAAAATAGAACTATTAATGATGATTTTCCAAAAGGAAAACCTCCACACATAGATTATAATAAAACACCAGATAAGACTATTCCTCGTACAAGAAGTGATTTTGATGATGAGACACATGAAGATCCATATGTTAATAACAGTATATCTTCAGTTGATTTATGGGAATCATGGCTAGAAAAAGCATGTAAGGGAGGTAATTGTGGAGATAGAAAAATGTGGGAAGCATTTAGAACACATCATAATGAAAACAAGGATAGAAAAAGATCAAAGGAAGATCTTGATATTTTTGACTCAAATATTATAATTCATGATAACAATGGTGCTGGTAGCAAAGAATTAAAAAATACAAATAGTGGTAGAAGATTAAATGATAGAATAAGAACTACTACACCAAAAGCAGGTGCTAAAAGAAATCAAATAGATGTTGAACTTGCACATGAAATGAAATCATGGGAAGTATGGTTAGAAAAGAACAATGCCATAGAAACATCTCACAAAGAGGGTGAAAAAAAGGAAGAATGGAATGGTAAATTTGACAATTCTACTACCAGAGATGATGCAGAAAATGACGATGATAAGGCTATTGGTGAGGAAGAATCACTAGAGGAATTAACTGACGGTAAGTTAGAAGAAGTAGAGAAATTAAAAGCATGGGAAGTATTCTTAGAAAAGAATCAATATCCAACAGATAATCGTAAAGAAATAACAGATAAAGATGGTGATACTATAATAGATGAAAGTGGAACTCAATTACAAACTTCAGGAGAAACTGGACAAGCAACATTAACTTCTGATGATAATAGAGATATGGAAAATGAAAATACTAGTAATAATTTGACTACACGTTATGGTAAAGGTGGTGCAGGTAGAATAGCACAAAATACTGGAGCAGGTGGTAGAGGTAGACAAGGTGGAAATAAAAGAGGTGGAAGTGTAAAAACACCACAAGGTCAAAATATTTCACATGATGGTAGTGAATATAATGAAAGTACAGGAGATTATAATGCTACTCAATTTGGTACAGATAGAATATTAGCTAGATTTAAAGAAGAAGATCGAGTTGCTAAACTAAAACCAAAAAAACCAAGTAGTCCAAATGCTGTAAACTCAAAACAACCATCATCAAAAGATGATTATGCACTACATGATACAGAAGATGTAGGTAGAAAAGTAACAGCAGGTATGCAATCATTGAAATCATGGGAATCATGGTTAGAAAAGAAAACAACTAAAGAGTCAAACGTAGGAATTCGTAATGGAATACCACATCCAGCAGCTAGAACTGCTAATGAAATAGAAGCATCCGCACAGCAAGCAGCATCAACAGGCGACGTGAACATAGGAACATTAAATGCCGATATGAAGAAGAAAAAGTCATGGGAAGCATGGATAGAGAAGATGCAGGGAGCAGGCGATGCACGCTATGGTAATCAACATTTGACTGGACTAGACCAAAAACCAGTAGACAATGAAGAGGATGAAGCCAATATTTTGCCTGAAAAAGACGAAAAAACTGACGATAAAGAAGAAAAACAAGAAAAAACTGAAGATAAGGAAGACAAAGATAATAAACCTTATAAAGCATAAAGTAAGGAGTATTAATATGGAAGATCTCAACAAAATATCATCTACAAGAGTTGGGGATAACATACATTTCTATGTAAACGGTCAGGAAGACAAGGGCGTTGTGGTCAAAATGGACACAGGATATGTAACTGTGCTCAAAGACAACGGAGATTTTCAAGATATTCACATCAATGACACATTCTTCATTAAAGATATACTAGTAAACAAGTCATGGAATGATATGACTATGGAAGAAAGAACTGTCAAACTTCATGAAATCAAGGCATATAGTCCTAGATTCCTAGCAAAATCATGGCAAGAACTTCCAAAAGAACTTAAAGATGTAATGTTAGAAAAAACAGATGATAGAGTAAAAATTATTGAGGCAAATAAACCAAGTCCTTTGGATTCTGAAAAAGATGGATTTTTATCAGAAACAGATACTCCAGCAAGTAAAGAATTAAGACAACATTGGAGAGATACAAGAACAAAATCCAACGTAGAACAAGGACACCTTGGCAGTGCAGGTAGGGCAAGTCATGCACCTGAAACAAACATGGACATTGATGCTACAGAAGACTATGAAGGTCAAACTGAAGATGAAAAGAAAGAACAATTTAAACATGAAGATAAAAAACCTCAAACTACTGATAAATCAACTAGAGCAGCAAGAGGTGGAAATATGAATTCTGGAACAACATTAAGACCTAGTGACATAGAAGATTTAAAAAATTTAGATGGAAGTAATAATACACAGGCAACACCTACATCTGAGACAAAATATTTTGGTGCTAATGGTAAACAAATAACAAGAGAAGAACATGAAAAAACAAAAACATATGGATCAATGCAGGAACAAATATGGGAAGATTGGTTAAACAAAGAAACCATGAGTGGTGGAGATAGTTCCCCAGCACAAACAGCTATAACTACTGGTACAACTGGTGTTTATAACGCTATTTATGGCAAAGATGGCAGAATCAAAGGTCAAGAAAAAGATAAGGAAGAAGAAACAGAAAAAGACAAAGAAGATAAAGAAAAAGAAAGGAAAGGATAATGACCGTAGGTAAACCAGATTTTGATTTGAACAGTTTTGGTGTAAAATACTTATCCAAAGATGAAATACAAGAATTTATAGATAAAAGAACACAGGGAGAATCAATAGGAACCAAAACAGAATTAGGTGATGCTAAACAAATGACAAGTAGAGGTACTACAAGTGGTAGAACCAATATATCATCAGTATCATCAACTAGTGGTATTGAATCTAGACCACATCCAAAACTGTTTGGTCAACATAGAGAAACAGTTGGTGAGGGTGGTGGAACTGGTTCTGTTGGTAGAAAATTTACTGAAAAGAAACCAGAACCAATAAAACCTACAGAAAGTACAGTATCTGTTTTCAATTCACCATCATATGGAACTACTGAACGAATGAAAAAACCTAAAACCACAGATCCAAGTGAAGGTAAAATACCATCACCTGAACAAGTTGGATCAAAAAGACCATATGAACATGTTGGTGCAAAAGGTGAAAAATATCTTAAAGAAACATCACCAAAAAAAGAAAGAACAGGTAATACAGATTCTGGTAGTAAAGAAGGGATTTTAAAACCATCAAAATTAGGTGATGCACCAAAAGACGTTAAAGGTAAGGAAACTAAAATAGGTCAAAAGAAAATTAGAGTTGGTGTGGGAGAAAAGGCACATGAAAAATTAGAAGAAGTGGGTGGTGTAGGAGATAAAAGATATGCTGCTGATAAAAAAAGTCCTTATAGTGAAGCATCTGAAAGAAAAAGGGAACGAGAAAGTACACAAAGTAAAAAACTAGGTGCTGCACAATCAAAAGTACATGAATTAAAAAGAAGACGAGATATTGAAGCATTAGGAACTGCAAAAAAATCAGATGACATTATCATGGATATGAATATTCTAAAATTAGACTTGATGAATAAGAAAGAAGAATGGGATAAAAATGAAAGGAATAATGAAAAAAGAAGTCGTAGAGGTAGAGGTTCACCTGATAAGAGTAAATTACCATTCGGTGTAAAACAAGAAATGTTACATTCTCAAGGTGTTAGTCGAAGTGGTACAGGTCGTAAAGGAAGAAAAATAAACCCAAAGACACAAACATTTGGTGAAGATGTTGAAGAATATGGTGAAATTTATGATAGACAAAATGAGGCATTAAAATCACAAGCTGAAGAAACAATTTTCAAGGCAATATCACTAAAATTAGACTTGAGTAAAATGGATTATAATACAGAAGGTCAATATCCTCATGTAAATAAAGATCCAAAGAAAAAATTACCAACTGCTCCAAAAAATGATATACGAAGATTATCTGATAGATTTGACGAGTCTCATAATTATTCTGAAGATGAAAAGACTTAACAACCCTTAAATAATACCCTTATAAGTTTTTAATATGGTAAGACGAGATACCGATCATTATTGTATAGAGTGTAACGCCATACTTCCTTGGAGATATAAGGGCAGACAACGTATATACTGTAGTAACACATGTAGGAATGAATATACAAAGAGGAAAAAGGATGAAGTATAGTTGTAAACAGTGTGATTTTACCATAGAAAGCGATTATTTTAAATCAGAGTTAATGTTACAAATAACCATACATGAAAAAACCCACAATTAAGATATTCATAGACGGTGGAACCCACATGAGCAGGATATGTCTTGTAGACAAGTATGCGGATAAAAACATAGTCAAAACAAGGGGGGTAAATCCAACAAACAACGAGCTGGAATATCTTGCCCTTCTATACTCGTTAAAATACATTCATAACAACTACAAAAGATGTGACGTTATAATATACAGCGACTCAATGTTAGTCGTAAATCAGATAAATGGTAAGTGGAGAGTTACAACACCAACACTTAAACCATTATGGGAAAAATGTATAAAGTTATTTAACGATAATATAAAAATAAAATGGGTTAGTAGGGATATAAATGAGGCTGGTTGGATTCTTGAAAAACTGTTAAAGTCTAAGATTTAGATGGATAAGTAGTGTTTGATACTTCACCTATAGTGTTATTGTCTTTAAAATGATTTAACATCTTACCAAATAACACTGCATCACTTTCATATAGATTTCCAGTTCTTGTTTTTTTCACAAAACTTGCAAATTTTCTAAACAGTTCCTTGTCTTCCCACGTCACACAGATTGTTGTGTGAGAATTACCTATTTTACGCCTTGCCATGATTAATCATTTATACAATATTATATAAACCTTTAGATAGGGTAATCCTCTTTTGCCTGTTTGATAGGGATGAATGGGATAGTAATAGGTAGCCAAATCATATTCCATCTTATCCAAAACTTGATGGTTTTCTTGCTTCCATACCAGTTGTCATGTACAATAACTGTGGCTGCTGCCCCTCTAGTACCTGCTCTGCCTTCTGGTGAGTTATATTTTCTGGTAATATGAAAAGTTCCAACTGTATCCTGATAGATGGCATGTAGTAATTCATGTGCTAGTGGCATTATGTTACTTCGAAGCATGAATGGATTCTTACTATCATTGACAAACATGTAAATTACTTTATATCCTGTCACACCCCATGCTATACCATCACTAACTTCAATATCTAGGTGATTGTAGAATGCCTTAAAATCTTCTTGTGATGTTACAGGAATGATATTAAGTGTCCAGTCCTTTCTGAACCTTTCAAGTGCCTCATAACTGCTTTTATGGTTACCATCATGACCGTTAAACATTATGGTTCGTTCAATGATGTCGGTATATGTTTTATGGTTTATATTTTTAGTAAAGAAATTAATCATGAAAACATACACTATTCACAACATATAAATATTGTGAAATATATATGTCATCATGGGTACACGAATAAAGGGCAAGTTTGCAGGTCAGTGTAAGATATGTGGAAGCGACTGGAGAGTTGGTGACGACATATACTATCAAAAAGAACCTAAAGCAATATGTGCCGACAAGGAATGTTTTGAGGAACAAGGTGGAACATTTACCCCATACAAACAGCAGGGTACATTAACCAATAGTGGTGGATGGGGAAAGACACCTATAATAACAAAACTACCTGAAGTGGAAGTTAGTGATGATGTCAAGAAGATAACAGAATATTGGGATCAGTTTTTCCTTGTAGCACATCACAAAACAAAATCTATTTATCCTCAAGAGGATGTCAATGGAGACAGATTTGGTCAAATTAGGTCAAAGATGATGGATCAATTCATGGGATTGACAAACATGATAAACAAATAGATTTATATAATCCTTTTTTTATTATTATATTATGAACGTAAGCGAAGTTCTAGACATCAAAGGTTCTACAACAAATTCCACAAAGTTAGTAGCTGGTGATAAAATTACCATACAGGGATTTCATATCAAGAACGTTGATGAAGTAGGTGCTGAAGTTGCAGAAATAAGTACGACAGAGGGATTGCGACATAGTTTCGGTAAAACAATCATTGGTCAAGCCAAGAGTGATTACTGGAAAGATGTTGTACAAAAATGTGTTGACAAAGATGCAGCAGACGGTTTGGATGCCTATGTAGTTGAGAGAGAAGCAGAGAAGACAGGCAGAATGATGTTATGTCTAAGTATGTTTCCACCAAAAAACTAATAAATAGATCCTACCTTTTTCTTTTTATGAATCCAGATGAACAACATGCCGAAGATTGGGCACATGTAAAATTATACAATGAAGATATGTTCAATGTTACAGGTGATAGAAAATATGAACATAGAATCAAAGCATGTGAAAGATTATTAGCAACAATTAAATAAACTAAAGTGTCACTACAATACGTGAAAACATGTAATAAATGTGGCAAGAGAGATCTTAGTTGGAATAAGACTTGGTATGATCACAGTGGCAAGTGGCAATTAGTCAATCATAAAAATAAGGATGGTGATTGGTGTGTCAATAATATTATAAAACCTAAAGAGACTAAAAGTACAAAAAAGGATTATACCATATGTCCACTATGTATAAAAACCAGTTTTGGTTATTGTAAAAATGATGAGTATGATTATCATAAAAAATTATATCATCCAAACAATGAAACATTAAGTGAGTTGGATTATGTTGGTAACTTTATGACAGCCTACACGATAAAGAAATTTTGGAAACATGATTCACATTATGCAAAATATGTATAAGTTTATATTTAAGTTTATTTTATAAATGTCGTATGTTTTCAAAGAAAATTACAATTAATCTTGAGAAAAAAGACGATATAATTCATTTGGAACCTATAAGTGACATTCACATAGGTCATGCTGGCTTTGATGAGGACTTGTACAATAAAAGATTGAAAGCAATATGCAGGGACAAGAACAGATATACATTTTTTGGAGGAGATGCACTTGATGCAATTACAACATTTGATAAAAGATTCAATCCAGATATGTCATTAGAACATGACATAGACAATCAACGACAAAGGTGGCAAGACATGACACAGAAGTTAATTGACATTCATAAGCAGCAAAAGAATGAAAAGGTGTGGGGGTTCTTCCATGGTAATCATGACTATAAGATACCTCAAATCACTAGGGCATACCTAGAAAATACAATGTGTACTCCTAACAAACTTACATTTATGGGTAGTCGTGGTGTTCTTGGACTTGAAATAAAATATAATAAAAAAATATTATCACAATGGGCTATACTGTTTATACATGGAAGTGGTGGTGGCAAGCCTGAAAGAATGATGGAACAGATGAAACATAATGCATATTATGATGTGTTCCTTTGTGGACACCTGCACCAAAAGAGATACCAACCAGAATTGGTGTATGATTTTGATTGGGACAGTGGTAAGACTTGGGAGAGAGACATACATCTGGGTAATACAGGTACATTCTGTAAGACTTTGATAGAAAACACTGATGGTTATATGGATAGAAAGAATGAGATTATAGGTTCACAACTTGGTACACTGACATTATCATTCAATGCAGAGAAGGGGATTATACATGGTCATATCTAAAGTAATCAGACCTAAAAAGAAAACATTGAAAAGTGTTATAGATACAGGTACAAAGGATGTAAAAATACCAACCAGAACTAAAATAATCAATGTCTTAAAAGAACATGATAATGGATTGCCTATAATGGAATTAATGTTTATAGCTGGTGTCAGAAGTGGTGGAAACATACATCAATGTTTAAAGTTTATGGTAAAGGCAAAAGAGGTTATAAAAGAAACATGCCCTCATTGTAATAATACAGAACTATATAAACTGGTGTTATAACTCTTGTATAATTAGACAAGTTTATATTTACAAAGAACCAAACGTCCATATGTTTATCAATATTTGCTGGATAAAAGATGGTCAAACTAAAAAATCTTTAATGGCAATCAACAAAGCAACACAGATGGTTCAAAAACTAGAGAATCAAGGAATTAGAACTTGGTTAGAATCAGAACAAGTTACTGTTTAAACAGTAATAACAACTATATTTTTTATTTTTTCCACTCTTACCGAAATTATAAGTTAAATAATTAAATAACTTTCTAGTCACGAATATGTTATATAACTTCATGTTTTCTAGTCACAACAATGTTATATAATTATATAACTTTATTTTTTCTGTACTACACTCTCTAAATATCCTTATTTTTTTCAGATACACATATATATCCTCAATGTTATATAACTTTGTGAAGTTTTCAAAGATAACAGCAATATCAATCAGTCCAAGTACAAGACCAATATTTGAATCGTTTGATACTCTTAGACCAAAGCATACATCATTCAGTCTGTTTCTGGCAATAGCACTGGATGAATATGTAAAAAGTTATAAAAAAGTAAGTAACTCTAAATACCCTAGAGTCATGGACAGGATTGACTTGTGGCACGACTGTATCAAGGACATGTCAAATGACGACTTGATAAAAACAAACAAAAGAATATCACAACTTGCAAATAAATTGAGAATGGAGTTGGAGAGTAGGGTATGACCGATTATGAAAAATCAGTAGAGTATACTGACTCAGCAAAGATAGATGTTTTAAAACAAGCATTAATAGATAACAGATATACTGATGTTATAGATACTCTTAGACCAAACAGTAAAATATCAATAAACCCTTCACAAAAAGGATTCATAGACATATATTTACAATATCCAAATGATTTTTTAGATTCATTACGTGAGGCTATTTATCATGTAAAGTCACATAAAGATGGTAATTTGGAATTAATTCGTTCCTCATTTGAAGCAGTTAAAATCAATCTTATTGGTGAACTGTTGATGAACATGCATGATATTAACACCAAACATGAGAACACTACAGTTACATTTGAGTGTCAGGTATTGGCAACTGATTCACCAAAATCTTATATTAAAGAGGCTAAATTTGACTGTCCTCTTTGTGGCAATGAATATGATGAGAAATGTACCATTGATAGAACTATAATTGTACCAGTATGTTCCAACCCATCATGTAAAAAGGCTAAAACATTGATACGAACCAGCGAGATGATTACTGATGATATACAGACTATATTAATGCAGGAGCCTATGGATAAGAGTAAAAAGAGTTCACCAGTCATATTTACAGGTAAACTGGTAGGTAAATTGGTTAGAACATCATATGTAGGTCAAAAGAAGTTGATTACAGGTCTGTTTAGAACTGCTGTTGACTTTAAGAAAAATGAACATGAAGTGTTTATAGACATTATGTCAGTTCAGGATATGGATGAAAACAAACCAACGTTGCCAGATGAGAGCGAGATTAAACAACTTAAAAGTGATTCAAAACAGGATGGATTTATAGATAAAATAATAGGTTCATTCGCACCAGCAATATTTGGCTACAATGATATTAAGTTAAGCATACTGTTGCAGTTGGCAGGTGGAGTTAAGACTCAAAAGAGGGGGGATATTAACCTGTTTTTAATAGGTGATCCAAGTATGGCAAAGAGTGAGTTGTTAAAATTTGCAAGTAAGTTAGTTACAAAGTCAATCTACACCAGTGGCAGGGGTTCATCAGCAGCAGGATTAACCATAGGAATCGTAAAGATGAGTGATGGTAGAAGTATTGCACAAGCAGGGGTATTGCCAATGTGTGATGGTGGACTTGCATGTATAGACGAGTTTGATAAGATGGGTGAAGATGACAGAAGTGCAATGCATGAGGCAATGGAACAACAAACAGTAAGTATAGCAAAGGCAGGAATTGCAATGACATTACCAAGTCGTACAAGTGTACTTGCAGCAGCCAATCCAAAGTGGGGTATGTATGACAGTGACAACTCTCTAAGAGATAATATAAATATACCAGCACCACTCCTAAGCAGGTTTGACTTGATCTGGCTCATACAGGACAAGGTAAGTATGACAAGTGACCGTATGAAGGCAAACCATATCTTAAATTCATTTGAAATGTCTATGGATGGTGATTGTTATTTGAAACAGGATGACTTGTCAAAATATTTAAACTATGCAAAATCATTTAAACCAAAACTTACTGAGGATGCCAAAAAATCATTATTAGATATTTATGAAAGGATGAGAAAAGTAAGTTCCAAGAGTGATATTCCAATCGGAACAAGACAACTTGAGGCAATAGTAAGACTTAGTATGGCATATGCAAAACTACATTTCAAGGAAGAGGTTGATGTAAGTGATATTAATATCATAAAATTATTACTTGAAAAACAATATGAATCATTTGGTAGCAGTATTAGTCAAGGTGGTGTACAAACCCAAATATTTGTTGACGGCAAGTCGGTAAAGGAACATGATATACTAACTGTATGGAACTCCTGCAAGAATGTAGAAGGTAATGTAAGACTTGGAGAGTTTGAGAAGGCACTGATTAATAGTGGTATGTCCAAGGAAAAGGCAGAGTCAACCATATCAAAATGGGAGACACAGGTGTTAAAACTCAACAGTGACGGCACACATACAAGAATGTAGTAAGATTAATATTGGAGTATGTTAGTTAGTATAATGTGATGGTTATTGAAGACGACTCTAGTGAGTCAGAAGAAGCACTGGACGAAACTCAGACTCCAGTTGAAATGGGAGTAGACCAGCTTAAAGGTGTGGGTTCTGTAACTCAGAAAAAACTAGAGACCTTCGGTGTAACCTCACTCATAGACCTTTGTATTAGAGGTTCTCAGGAGATTAAAGAAATTACAGGTGTGGCAAAACCAACCTGTGACTCTTGGGTATTTCAATCACAAAAGTTGTTGGAAGAAAACGGTCTTATCAGAAGAAGTGATATGAGTACCACTGACTTGTGGGAGTATCAAAAAGCATATCCTGTCATCTCAACAAAATGTGATGAGGTTGATAATCTTATCAGCGGTGGTGTTAGACCAGAAGCAACATATGAAGTCTATGGGGAGTTTGGAGCAGGTAAAACACAATTCTGTAACTCTCTTACAGTTGAGACTATCCATGATGGAAACAATGTAGTTTGGATAGACTGTGAAGACACGTTCAAGCCAAACAGACTTGCTGAGATGTTAAAGGCAAGAGATTATGCAGAAGATGACGAAGAGATAGGTGGTTATCTTAATCAAATCACCTACCTATACTGCCCAAATACAGAACAACTTATGGGTACAATTAACGGATTAAGTAAAATTTTAGATAATAAGAAACCTAAACTAGTTATTTTAGATGGTGCAATAGGACAGTTTAGGGAAGAATATTTAGGCAGAGGAACTTTAGCAGAAAGACAGATGCAGATAGCAAGGCTTATGAGTCATATCAAAAACATATCATTTTACTTTAGATGTGCTGTAGTATTTACTAACCAAGTACAAAGTGATCCAAGTATGATGTTTGGTGATCCAATCAAACCAATAGGTGGTAACGTAGTGGCACATGCAAGTACATACAGGTTGTACTTTAAGAAGAGTGGTAAGAAAAGACTTGCAAGAATGATAGACTCTCCTGAACATGCTATGGCAGATGCTGAATATATTTTGGATGCAAAAGGCATGTCCAATGTCGAGTAAGAAGGAAGAGAGTGACAATCTTAAGAGAAAGATAGCTGCAAAGAAGCAGTTTGATTTAAAATGTAAGGTATGTCATAAGAAATATGGCAAGTTTTTCACTTTTCATCACAAACGATACATTGAGGGGGAGAAAATATACAAGGATTTTAAAACCACTTACGACTACAATCTCTACATATTGCCAATAGTTGACAAAGATCCAAACCGTTTTGCCCTCCTTTGTAAGGGTCATCACACGCTTGTAGAGAAACTTAAACGATTCAAGTTGGATAAACTGGAAAGACTGTTCAAAGTGGTAAAGGAGAGTAAATAATGGAAATGATAGGACAGGGAGAGGTGGCTGCATTGGAGATAGTCAAGGATATGTTTGGTGGGGCTTGTGAATATCTTACTCAGGTCAAATTATCAACCATGGTTACTGAAGAATACTTGGAAACATTTAGTGAGAGACAGTTGAAGGAAACAATAGATATAGTAGTGATTACACCATTTGATTATCTAGCAATAAGGGTGCAGGACAAACATCACTCCAGTGCAAGAATGGCTACAATAGACAACATACAGAAACTTATGCTTGAATGGAATGGGTGGGTAGTGGTAGATGTTTGGCACTATGAATGCAAGGAACTTTGGAAGGACAAGGTAAACAAAAGGTCAAGATTGGAGCTGGAAATGGCAATAAAGGAGTCAAGTATAGAATAATGTTTAAAGAGATACAGATAACTCAACAAATGAAAGAAAATGCAACTATAAAATCAAATGATATGGGTGTAATTAAAGGAAGTGTCCGTGGGGGTGGTGGTAATATGATAGGATTTTTAGGTGAGGAGTTAGTAAAATCTTATTTTAATATTGGTGATTCCAATACATATCAATGGGATTTAAAATATAATGATAACAAACTAGAAGTAAAGACTAAAGAGAGAAATGTATTGCCCAAGCCATTTTACAATGCAACAATATTCAACTGGAATACAAACCAAAAATGTGATTATTATGTATTTTGTAGTGTGTTTAAAGATTTTTCAAAGGGTTATATTTGTGGTATAATTAAACCTCAAAATTTCTATAACAAGGCAAGTTTTGCAAGGAAAGGAGATCCTGATGGAAATTATTTTAAATTCTTTAGTGATTGTTATAATTTACCATATTCTGAATTAAATAATATAAATATATTAGATTAATTTATATATAAGTGTTATAAACGTTTACTATGTATCGTAATTCATATCAGATAACAGAAGATATTTTGGATGTTGTATCATATAGTGGTATGCAAGGAGTATCAATAACACCACTCATTAGAAAATCTAATCTATCTCACAAAAGAATGATAGGGTTTATTAATAAATTAACACAATCAAACTTGGTTAATAAAATAGAAACAAATGGAAAATTTACATTTATCATAACAGATAAAGGTAGAGTTTATCTTGATGAATACAAAAAGTTTTCAACCATTGCAGATTCGTTTGGTTTGGAATTATAAACACATATATATCCAACAATTATAAGACATATAATGAAAATACAATTCATAATAGCAATATTAGTAAGTGTAGCCCTTACTTCTGCTTATGCCGAAGAGGCAATTGTTCAAGTACCGTTTGACTATCATGGTCAACAATGTACTTTCAATGAAGTGGCAATTGAATATCAGTGCACATGGCAAGGAACTTATGACACATTCACAGTAGAAGATTTGGAAGAATTCAAACATGTTCTAAGTGAAGAAGTGTATGAGGAAGAACTTGCTAGATTGACATATGTAGAGCCAATAGTTATACCACAACTTAGTGCTGACGAAAAGACAATTCAAAAACTTGAATTACAGTTAGAACAGGGAGTCATTAAAACTCCTGAGGCTGTACTGTTACAGATGTTGAGAGACTTGGATGAATGCCAACAAGGATTGGACAATTCATCAGCAATACAAACAGAGAGAACGTTTGTAATATCTCAGTATGAACATCTTGAACTATTCAATGTGCAGGCAACAGGTCAACTTGGTATTCTTTCTCTGGCAATAGAGGAGTGTAAGGCACAACAAGTATTAGAACATCAGATATTAACCGTTGCATACAAACACTTTGAAGATGCAAACAGAGCAGGTAACTTCCAACATTTGGAATCATTGAAAGGTATAAGTGCAATACCATACGAGCAGTACACAAAGTCTGACTTTAAGGTAAATACCAATGTGATATGTAACAGCCACGCATACCCACAATCCTACAAAGATACAATGGGTTGTCCACCTATACAGTATGATGGATTTACATACCCAGAGGGTAACGGTTTAATCAGTTACTACTCACCAATACTAGAGGAGTATACATTCTTCATGCAGGATTATGGCAACAAACAAGCAACATTACATGACAAGCAAGTACAGGCTAATATTGCAGAACCAATCGCAAAAGAATTGATAGAAGATAATCTATTCTATCAAAACAAAATCAAATATGGGGATTAACCTCCTTTTTATTTTTAATTATGACAGTATACACAGTATGCAAAGTATGTGACCATGGCATGCTGCTGCATGGATGTGTTGACGGTGTAGGATACTGTATGGAAGGTAATGGTGACTGGTGTGATTGCACTGAAAAGGGAAAGACTTATGAAGAAGAGATTGCTGAATTAAAGTAATGATTTACCCTTCTTGTAAATATAAAAAACATTTTCAATGTCCCACTCAATATGCTGGTCTAGAACCATGTAGATGTATTTGTCATAAGATAGGTAATGGATAATGAGATGCAAAAAATGTTCTAAAACATTCAAGTCATGTGGTTGTACAGGTAAACACTGCTGGGAATCATCACAACAATGTTTTTATTGTCATTATTTGGATATTAATCTAAATATGAGTAGAAGTATTAAGATATGAAATGTCAACGTTGTAATGAGGATATGGATAAAATGACTGTATGTCATCAAATATGTCCTAATTGTGGAGCAGTAGTAGATTGTTCTGATGGGGTATTTGAGTAAGAAAAGTATTAAATATTACATATATGTATATTTTACATGACAAGAACTATTAGAAAACGTAATAGTAAACACCCTACAAGGGATGGTAATCATAATCCAGTATGTAAAGACCCTGATAATTGTGATGATTGTAAATGAAACTAACTAAGGATAGATTCACCAACTGGGAAGATATAGATGAGGATTATGACATTCTATTAGATGATGAATTAATCATAAGTATAAAACCAGAAGAAAGGAGTAGGGATGTAGCAGATTACATCATGTCATGTCAAGAAAAAGCAGAGAAATGGGATATGAAAGGAGATGAATAATGAAATTAACAGGCACACCAAGAAAGCACCCATATTGTTTAATCTGTAAAGAGATATACATGGATTTCTGTATGCTACATGGTCACATTAAAGGCAGTTTTGAGATGAGAGATGTTTAAACATTTAAA